AATATAATTTGTAAGCTCTTTTACGTAATCAATAGGTTTCCCTGTAAGTAAAGACATCCATACAATGACGCCTTCTACCAAATCAGGTATCCAAGAGTGACCAATAACTCTGTCATATACCCAGAAAAATGCTCTTTCAACCACTTTAGTAAAGGATTGAACTTCTTCTGCCATTGGCCAAAGCTTTGGAATCCAATCGTCTAGTCTTATCTTAAAAATCTTACTCAGGTCAATTTTGAAGTCTAACCCAGCAATCTTGAAAGATTTTGTAGGTGAGCCTAATAATTCAGAGATAGAATCAATAGCATCTTCACTGGCACTCTTAGCTTCACCTGACATCCCTTTAAAGCCTTGCTTAGCTAATTGCGGCAACTTCATGAATAGTTTGACTAAATCATCCATAAATAGCCACAAACTTTGCTGCATTCTCAAGAATGTGTCTTCTAAATTTTGGCTAAGATTATAAATAGCAATTGCTACGTCATTCAATCTATCAGCTAATGTTTTGATTTTTTCTACAGTACCATTACCAGCCCCAGTAACCCCATAGTCAAATCCACTACCAAGGCCGTTAAAGGCATCAAATAAGACTTTTGCCGAATTCTTTATATTTGTAAAAGCCATGCCAAATGTGACATTGACCTTTCTAAACATTGTATTGATTTGATTAGTCTGCTTTAAAATAGCACCAAAAATATCCTTACTTACAAGTTTCCCCTCAGAGCCTAATTGGCGCATTTCGGCTACTGTAACCCCAATACCATCAGCAATAGCTTTGGCAAGTTGAGGTGCACTCTCGAGGATGGCTCTAAGTTCATCACCTTGAAGCCTGCCAGATGCGAGAGCTTGACCTAATTGTAAAACAGCCGATGCAGTCTCTTGTGTATTAGCACCAGATAAGGCAATAGCTTTGGAAATACTTTGTGTCACAACAGCTACTTCTCTCTGAGTTGCACCTAAGTTAGATGCAGACATAGAGATCTTAGAGTATAGTGTAGCTACTGCGTCTAACTCTTGAGTAGTGCTGAGAGCAATTTTCTTAACATCTGATAGAGATTTAGAAAAATTATCTGCAGAGCTCGCAGCAACGCTGAGCTTAGATTTGAGTGCTGTCAAAGAGTCAGACAAATTTACCAGTGTAGTTACTGTGCCAAGTGTTAATAAAGAGGAACCTATACCTACAACCATATTTCGAAACTTGTCGGTAACGCCATCGACAGCGGTACCAATACCATTTACGGTCTTGGTTAACTTTTCTAAATCCCTATTAGCAGCTTGACTATTAGAACTAACTGCAACTTCAATAGTCATGTTATTCCTTTTATTTTTAACCCAGGTACCATTTAGGCGCCTGGGTCATTTTTAACTACAACGATAGAGCCTACAGGCTTACCATACTTAAGAGCGGTTCTTTCTATAAAATAGGCAGGTGCCTGATTGGAGTGTCCAGAATTAAGTTCTGGCATATAAGGGCAGTCATTCACTATCTTTACAGGAAATAAGAAATTCCAGGTAGACACTAGCTTCCATCTGCTTTTGGCATAACCAGTGTCTACTGGAGTTTTCTCAATCAGCTCATCTAACATTTCCCCCATGTCTTCATGGATCGCTTTAAGATGAGCTTGTTGAACTTGCTCTCGTATGCTGGCCATAGTCTCTTTAAGACCTTTGACTTTAAACTTGAGCATATTACAAAGGGATTGTATCCCCACCTTTAGAAGTAAGAATCATTTGTAACATCTTAGATCCTGCCAGCTTTTGACCGATAGTTCTTTCAGCTTCCTGCTCTTTTATTTTAGCAAGAGACTCAAATAAATCTTCTGGTTTACCTATTTTACCACCCATGACTGCTGCAAACGTGCTCATTAGCTTATACGTTCGCATATCATCAGAGGTGTCTACAGGCCTTCTCTTAAAGTAGTCTGACCATCCCTTTATTTCTTCATAAGTGAGATCATTGACTACTTGTTTTACGGACATTCTGAGCCTATAAGCTAATTCAAAAAGCTCTAGTTCATCATGTCCTAATGTCAGTTTCCCACTTCAGTACCCATACCAGAGAATTTAAGAATCTCAGATACAAGATTATTAAGTTCATCAAGAGGTAATTCCATGAATTGCTCTGCAGTGAAAGATTCCATCTCTGCACAACCTGCACGAAGTGTATCATGCATAACAGCGGTGTTATCTTCTGAAGACTTGCTCTCACGAGCCTTTTCAGAGCTCTCTTGGAGTTTGAATACAGCAGCGCCAGACAGCTTGCGAATCTCTACGTCAACGCCGCAGAACTTAACCTTTTTAACCGGAGAGGTAAAACGCATATGATCACCTAAAATTTTAATTGAAGAAAATATTTCCAACTCAGATTTTTGTGAGTTGATTTTTGATACCTTGAAGGGCGGCAATTGTTTCAATGACTTCACGAGCTTCCTTCGTGTCAGGTTCAAATTCACCAATACGAGCAACAGTCTTCTCAATAGACTTCTTGACTGCTTCTTCCATGTTACGCTTTGTGAGATTAATCACATAATCTTTAGTAAATGCAGGTTTGGACATGTTTTATCCTATCAGAGGGAAGCATTGAACCTCCCTCATTATAATGTTTAAAATTAGATGCTATACGCACCGTACATTGCGGATTGTACTGTGAGAGTAACAGTAGCAGTGTTAGCATCAGTCAGCTGAGGATTAACCAGAAGAGCATCGATCTTGCCAACGAAGTACCACTGAGAGTTCTGAACAGTACCAATACCAGGCGCAGTTGAGGCATACTTAGTATTACCATTGCCAGCAGGCTCTGCATTCATCAGTGTGAAACGAAACACATATTGTTTACCATCACCAACCATGCTACCAAGGATAGTAGAAGTATCTTTAGCCCAGTCAGCAGAAACAAAGTTCAACTGAATTTCCATAGAAGGAGCATCAGATTGACCTTGAATTTGCTGAGTAGATTTTTGACCATACACCGGAACGTTGACAACGTTCGGAGTAATACCCATAGAAGGGAATTCACGGACGTTTTTAACTCGGACAAAGGTATTGGCAGCCTTAACACCACCAATAGTATCAATTTCCGTAGAAAAGAGACCTTGAAACTCAGCAGCAGTGTCAAGAGCAGCGAGAGCAGCAGCAGTGAAATCGGAGGCAGGTGCGGCTACAGATAAATCCGAGAAGAGACCAGCACCAATAGAAGTGATGTGAGCCATTAATTACTCCTGAAAAAATTATACTCGATAGAATAGATTGCTCTATAGTACGAGGGATTGTCTTTGCTATAGCCCATATAACTTAAAGCGCTATCCATAAACTGTACAGCGTTTCCGTTATTAAGTTCTATATTCTTTTTGTTAAACACGCTATCAAGGCAGTCAGCGATTTGAGTTATTCTACCAGTACCTTTTTGTACTTCAGCAAAAATGTCGACAATCATTTTTCCAGGGTACTTATTGTACCTCGGCATATCATGTGTTATTTCGACTCTTAAATACTCTCCAGATATCTCAGACTGAAAATTTAATGGAATAGCTTTGATATTATTCACAGTCCATAAAGGACTAGCGAAAATATTTAGAATGTTATCTTCAATTATTTTAAATTTAGACATCATTCCTCCACTAATAAAAGTATTGCTACAAATTCGTAGTCTTGCACTTCTGGGAGTATTTTAAAAGATCTGTTGCCAATCTGAACTTTGTCGTAATTGCTAAAGTTAATCTTAGAACCTTCCACAATAAGATTGTGTGTCGCTTTAGTAGACGGAGCAGAAGAGACTTTGTCATCCGATCTAGACTTTTTAGAAGACACCAATATTGCTTTATTTAGTTCGTAAGTAGTACCTGCATCTACAACAGAGTTGGTAGCAAAGTCAAAAGTATTGCTCTTATTAAAAAATACTGCGGTAGACACCTTATCTCCCGCAGCCTTAAAAGCAATTCCTACTGCCTTTTTTATAGTTGCCACAAGTCCCATTAATTAGCCCTCCACCAATTTCTACCGCCTGCTCTTAGCAGAGGAGCAATCAGAGAGCTAGCCGCAGAGGATTTTTGAGGCGATGCAATAATGTTTTCGATGGAAATAGGACCAATAGTGACATTTTTAATGCTAGTTCCACTGTCTAACAAACCATCATTGTTTAGCAAATGGTAAGCTAGCTCAACTGTAGCAAGCACAATTCTATTAGGAATTGTACCACTCAAGTTTACAGATTGCCCCAATCTAACATCAAAGTAAGCACCATTAGTCCTAGGCCAAGCCAATTTTTGAAGAGGATCTACGACTTGACCGATCCATGTCTCTCTTTCAAGTAAAGCAGTAGCTGTAATTAAAGCACTAGCTTTCTGTTCAGGAGAGGCATCTACCCATGCAGCAACGTCAAGACGATCTAAAAGAATCGCATCAGCGTCTTCTACAGAGATATACGAGTTTACACCTACAGTCAGAGCCATAGACCCCCCTTATTACGAGTGGAAGATCGGGAGAATCTGCAGGGACAGAGCAGAAGTAACCTTACGCTCCCAAGTACCGACAGTCGAAGCCAGAGTGCCAGACGTGACAGCAGTCAGAGCCTTAGGCGTACCACCTTCCAGTGCGTAGCCGTACTCAGCGTCAGAGGCAAACTTGTTGTCCAGGCCCTTCCAGTTGTAACCAGCCGGATGAGCGATATAGCCCCAACGATACCAGATGTCGGTAGTACCACCACCCTGATAAGCCGCAGCATTGCGCTGGATTTCAACTTCATCCGGCACGCTGAGAGCGTTAAAGGACAGAGCACCAGGCAGAACAATGAAGGAAGTCTTAGTACCAACAATATCAATACCAGCGCCAGTGTTCAGCTTGGTGAACTCGGCAGAAGACATAGACTGGTTAGCACGAGTCTGGATGATACGGAACTTACCATTGAAGATAGTATTGAAGTTCACGTTACCTTCAGTAACACGATCCTCATCAACCAGGTTCGCGGAACGCAGGGAAGAGACGGTTTCCGGGGCGGCAATCAGGTAGGCGTACTCAGGCTCGTAGTCTTTCCAAGCCATAGCAATGGCGCGCAGGAAGCCTTCAGCACGAGCAGCACCTTGAGTGGCAGCGGAGGCGTCCAAAACGGGTTTGTTGGAGCCCAGATCGACGTAGAAACCATACTTCTTGTCAGTCGGGTCATTGCTAAAAGATTGACCACCCAGACCCGTAGCACCACTGCCAGCAGCAGCACCATTCAGGACTTCAGCAAC